TTTGTAACCCTAATTGATGATAGTGGTGGAACTGACGAAACTGTAACAACTGCAGGTAGAGTTTATAACTTGGTAAGTGGTTCGTTAAATATTGGTAATTCATTAACTGCATCAATTAATACATATACTGCATCAAACGGACAAGGATGGGGATTATTCTATCCTGATATGGGAGTTATCTTATTAAACCCAAATGCATTATCAGCATCAGTTGATGGTAATTTGATGGCAGCAGCAGGTTCAACTACAGCATTATATCATCAATCAAGTTCATTATCTGGTTCATTAAAATTGTACGATGCATTAAAAAAAGGAGCCGATTTCCAAGCTCGTAGAACTGAAAATGTTTCTACATCTCATTACTTTGTAAGAGCAAACAATAGAGAATTTAACTTCTCTAACAATCCTACATTTGTAAGTGGTGCAGTAGGTGCATTTGTACAACCGTTGTTTGAAAGAGACCCGCATGTATATATTACAACCGTTGGTTTGTATAATGATGCAAACGAATTATTGGCAGTAGCAAAAACTTCTAAACCAATTGCTAAATCATTTGATAAAGAAGTGGCTATAAAAGTAAAATTAGATTTCTAATAAATTACCACTCCTATGATAGACTCGTAGGACCGACTCATTGGAGTTTCAACCCCATAGTAATATGGGGTTTTTTATTTCTTTATATTTATATGTGATATGTTAAAACGAATACCAAAATCAGATATTAGTATTAGGCCTTTCAAAGTCTACAAAGAATGGAGTTTCATAAGTGGCTCTAGTGAAATTGCAGTATTAGAAGCGGTTGAAGGAAATTATACATCCACTACTACAAACATAATTACAACTGGAAGTTTAAGTGGTTCATCATATAACAAACATTCCGTTTATGGGCAATTAAGAGCACAATTTTATAATGGAACAGAAGATAATCCATTTACAAGAACAGGACATAAAACTAAAGCATTCTCAAATAATTCTGCATCTAAAGAAAGATTTTTAAGTGGTTCCGCTAAAGTAATTTCCATTCCAAAAATATATGTAGGTGAGGGTATTAAAAAAGGAAGTGTAGTTTTAAATGATAACAATTTTGATTATACCGATGATTCATTTGGTAATTTACAAGATTATAGAGACCAACTAATTATTTCATCAATAGATGTACAAAATAAAACTATAAATTTTACAGATATAGAAGGAACAGTTTATTCTGCTTCTTTAGATGAATATGTGGGAGCTTTTGATATATCATCAGGAACATTGGATTTAATTGTTAATGGAGTTTCACAATCAACAATAGAAGTAATTAGTTTTGATTACAACATTGGAGAATTGATTGCCGAAAATATATCATTTTTACCAGAAGCAGCTTCAGGTATTAAAATTGGTAATGTATTTTATAATCAGGGGTTAGTTGTTGTTACAAGAAATTCGGATAATAAATTGTCAAATGCTTGGGAATTATCTTACAAATCAACACAAACAATATATGAACACGAATATTTGTTAATTGTAAGTGAGGATGAATTCAATGTATCACAAAACCCAACAGCCGTAGTGGAAGTAGGTAAGGTACAAGAATATATAACAGGTTCGGATGGAAAAATATATAGAACAACCACCAATCCAGGAGTAAAATATATTCGTAAAAAATCTACATTAGAAAATGGAAGTATATTAGATTATAGATTTGGTTCATCATATAGTGCATCCGTTTCGGGTGGATTTGAACATTACGATTTAAGTAGCTCGGTAGATTCAACAGGTTCATTCCTTTTACCATTTATTACAACAATTGGTTTGTATGATGACAATTGTGATTTGGTTGCAGTAGCTAAACTTCCTCAACCAATTAAATCAGAAAGAGATATTCCGGTTAACTTTATTATACGATTTGACACATAATCTTATATTTATACTTAAACTACAAAACAAATGGCAACATTAGAAGAATTATACAAAACCCAACAATCAGCATTAGGTGTTGATAAAATCGGATTTGATGCAAGTATTGCGGCAAAAACTCCATACAGTACAAATGACTTGAAAAAAGTAGATGAGCAAGTGGTAACTGCTACAAAATTCAAAACAGGTAGAGGTGGTGAGAAGAACTTTGCAAAGTATTCGGAATCAGTAAAACGATAATTTTTAATGGCTAAAAAAGTTACAAAGAAGTCTAAAAGTTGGATTGCTAGAAAACACGGATTCAAATCTGGTCTTGAAGAAACCATTTCAAGCCAAATCAAAGAGAGGGGTATTGATGTTAAATATGAATCTGAAAAGGTTCCTTACATCATACCTGCTTCGAATCACACTTATAATCCTGATTTCAAATTACCTAATGGTATTTTTGTAGAAACTAAAGGTAGATTTGTTGCAGCTGATAGAAAAAAACATCTATTAGTTAAATCTCAAAATCCAGAACTGGATATAAGATTCGTATTTTCCAATTCAAAAAATAAAATCACAAAAAGCTCTAAAACTTCGTATGGAGATTGGTGTGATAAAAATGGATTTAAATACGCTGATAAAATTATTCCAGAGGATTGGTTCAATGTATGATATAAAATAGTTAATATGATTAATGAATACGAATACACAACAGTTGAAAAAGAAATATTAAACGAACACATAGAACAATGTTTATCAGGAGCGTATTGGATTAAAGAAGAATATACTTTACAAGATATTAAAAATTGGAAAGATGTTCCTGGTTGGATAAATGATGCACAATGGATTTTTAAAGAAGCAGTAGATAATTGTTCAGATGGTGATATTTTATTAGAAATAGGAACTTATTTTGGGCAATCCGCGTGTTATATGGGTGAACTAATAAAAAATAGTGGCAAAGATATTAAATTTGACACATTTGATAGATTTGATTTAGATTCATCATTTGTAGCTGGGTTTCATCCAGAGCAATTTACTAAATATAGACAATGTGATGAGTTAAAAACATGGCCAATGTCTGAAGTGGTTAAAACTCATTTTATGAAATGTGGTGTTGAAAACTATGTTAATTCAATAATATGTGATGGAAATTACGCACATAAATTTTATGAAGATAATTCTTTAATGTTAGTATATACCGATGGAATAAATAATAGTGATAATTTATTTGAATTTTTAAATAAATTGTGGTCAAAGTTGAAAAAAGGAGGAATATTAGCGGGTGATGATATTATATTTACAGATGTACAAAATGCAGTTAAAAAATTCTGTAATTATCATAATTTAGATTATGATACAAATGTCCAAAAAACCGAATTATCATGGTTAATTAGGAAATAGACTTGTAAATCTAAAATATTTATACTATCTTTGATTTGTGTTGAATCAAACTGATAAAAATCTCGTTACATCCACACTATCAAATGTGTTGGGTACATACAATTATTTGAAAGGTAATGAACTGGCCTTTTATTGCCCTTTCTGTAACCACCACAAACCTAAATTGCAAGTAAATACAGAAAGTCAGAAGTGGCATTGTTGGAATTGTAATAGTGGTGGTAAAAAACTTACATCTCTACTTCGTAAGTTGGATGTGGATAGACAAACCATATCCATAATTAGACAAATCTACGGAGATAGTAATTGGACACCTCAACAAGAAGATGCCGAAACTAGGGTATTTATACAACTCCCAAAGGAATTTATTTCATTAGCAGAAGAACCAACTGGATTCAATCCAGAATATAAACATGCTATGTTCTATCTTTCTCAAAGAGGAATTAGTATAAAGGAAATTGTTAAATATAACATTGGTTATTGCAAAGATGGTTTGTATAGTAGAAGAATAATTATACCATCGTATAGTTCAGATGGTTCACTAAACTATTTTGTTTCTCGTTCTTATTATCCAGATGAGAAGATGAAATACAAAAACCCTCCAATCAGTAAAAATATAATTTGTTTAGAATCACAGGTTAATTGGAATGAACCAATTATACTATGTGAGGGTGTATTTGATGCAATCACAATCAAAAGAAATGCAATTCCACTTTTAGGTAAGTTTCCATCCAAACAATTGGTTGAGAAAATCTTTATGAGTGGAGTTAGTGATATTGTAATTTCATTAGATAACGATGCGATGAATGAAGCAGTTAAAGCTGCGGAATACTTTAGAAAGAATGGAATTCAAGTTAAAATGATGTATTTGAAAGATAAAGATGCCGCTGATATGGGGTATGAAAAATTCTACGAAGAACTAAATAAAACTAAAGAGTTTACTTCG